GGCCTTAAAAACATATCGAGCCGAGATTAAGATTGATTCTAAAAAACAGAGCATCGATATATATCCAGAAGTCGGAAGCGACAAGGGAGTGTATTTTTCAGACCAGCTGAATCTTCGAAAGCTTACTGTACAGTATTCCACATATGATTTCTATACAGAAATAGAACCATACGGAAAAGATGGATTAACTATTGAAACAGTTAATTCAGGAAAGACTTATCTGGAAAATCATCAGTACAGCAGCAAGAAAAAACGCTGCATCTGGAAAGATGAGAGATATACGATCGCAGATTCATTAAAAGAAGATGCTGCAGCAAAACTGGCGGATATGAGTAAGCCGTATGTATCATACAGTGCGGATATTGTAGATTTATCGCGAAACTCTCAAAAGTATTCGATACTCCAGTACGAAATCGGTGATACGGTAACTCTGATCGATCACGTTACTGGAGAGAAAGAAAAGCAGCGCATTGTAAGCATGAAAATTTATCCGGAGGCGCCGGAAAAGAATAGCTGCACACTGGCGAATAAAGTTCTGACTTTTGATGAACTGGCACAAAAGTATGAAGATACCGCAGATACGGTGGATAACATTACAAATGACAATGGCCAGGTCGATGGAGATGCAATCGATGGAATACATAGCAGGCAGATTGTCGATCTGGAAAACGGAATTATTGAATCGGCGTATATTCAAGATTTGAGTGTGAAATACCTGCAGGTGTCCGGAAAGATTACAGCTGTAGAAGGCGAGTTTGGAACACTAAAAGCGAATACGGCACAGTTCGAGGAAACTTATACAAAAAAACTAGAAGCTGTAGAGGCTGATATCAATACACTCAGAACAACAGATCTGACCGCTGTGAACGCAAAGATCGATGTCCTGGACGGAAATTACGCAAACATTAAAACACTTCTTTCCGGAGGGGCAGGAATCGGAGATCTGCAGAACATCCACCTGACGTCTCAGAACGCAGTCATTGACTCAGCATTGATCCGATCAGCCGTGATGCAGACGGTATCCGTAGCAGATCTTCTTGCCGGTATGATCAGCACAAACAAATTCCTGATAGCTTCCGACGACGGAGGTATCCGTATCCAGGGAGCAACGCAGCAGTGGTCCGATGAGGATGGTACAATCCGGATGCAGGCCGGCCGGGATGCAAATGGAGATTTCACCTTCTCCCTGTTTGATAAGACCGGAAAAGGCATCCTGATCGATGCAACAGGTGTTAAGCCTGATGCGATAGCAGATGGGCTGATCGTCAATAAGATGGTGTCTGATTCGGCCAACATAGCAGCATCTAAACTTGATATAAACAGCCTGTTTACAGA